TTGTTTTCGTGGTGTTTTCTTGCTTCCCGTTTCCTGTTTTCTTTGATTGTTGCCAGGTCGAGCTCGTTGTGCTTTTCGAGCAGTTTGTCGTAGTACCTGGGGATTTGTTTTTTCTTGCCGTTGACAGTGATGTAATCGCTTGGGAAGCAATCGTTTTTATATTCTGTAAACCATGTCTGCCCGATCCCTGGCTTGAGTGACATGGTTGCGTATTCTGGTTGTAGTTCGACCTCGAGGTCGGTTGCCAGGATTCGCCAGTAATGATCCTTTGCCTGGTCGCCTGTTTGTTTCTTGGTAACGTACCTGGCGCAGTATGCGGCGCTGTCCCATGTGACGGCCCCGACGGTCGAGAATCCGAAGGGCCATATTTTTTCCAGAAGTTCAGATGTGTACGTCCTGACTCCGTCTTTTTGCGACCATAGTGTTTTGTCCTCGAAGTCATATCCGAATATCAGCGCGTGATAGTGCGGCCTCTGTAGTTTTTCCCCGTACTCTCCGCAATGGAAGTATCTTATTTTTTTGTTGGTTCGTTCCCTGAACCGTTTCATGAAGTCCTGGAAGTGTTTTTTGTTCAGACTTCCGTCCCACGGTAGGTGGTCGTCGTCGTAGGTTAGCGTTATGAAGCAGTTTTCGTCGTGCATACTGCTCTCGTGTAGACATCTTGTAGCCCACATTTGCGATTTCGCTAGTCTGCATCCGATACATTGCCCGCAGGGGAGTTGTATCGACAATGGATGCGACCTCGATGGGCTGAATACGACCGCGCCCCCCGCGGGACTTTGCCAGGCGTTTAACGGTCGAAAGCATGGCATCTAGAGCCGCCATCCGCCTCGCTGCGGTGCTGATTTGTAGTTCTTTTTGTGGACGCGTTGCGCGCCTTTTCTGAACATTTTCTTGCTTCGTTTTTTGCCGAGTTTTTGCCTTCTGCGCATATTTCCTTCTCCGTGTGTACCATCATTTGGCACCCTGAAAGCCCCACCATACATAGGCTTAGGGCACTTATCCACAGGTTATGCCTTGACAGCAATGTTAGGCTTGGCGGGATGGTTGGCTTCTTGCGATCCACCACCCGCCGCCCCATGGAATAGGGAGCGCACCGTAGTGCGCTCATTTTTCGATTTTTTTTGTCCCGTGAAAACATGGTTTTGCCGGGCCAGCACAGTTTCCCTACTTGATGTTAACTGTGCTAGGTGACAGGTTCCTCTGTCGCCTCTTGAGGTGCCTCTGGCGCCTCTTTCTCCGGTTCCGGGTCCTCCGGGACCGGGTTTAGCAGGTTTTCGTGCTGTAAGGCCCCTGCTTCGGTATTTACGTGTTCCAGGTATTTCACGACATCGTTGTCGTAGTGTGCTCTGACGGTGCTCGGCAGCTCGGCGAACACCGTCTCCTGTTCCGTCACCAGCTGCATGGCGCGGTCGAAGTCTGCCCCGCTTACGTCGCCATATTTTCCCTGGTGCCGGTTTATGTGGTCTACCAGACCGGTTTTTTGGTATTTCCCGATTATGTAGTTGATGTTGCACGTTTTTGCGTGGTGTTGTTCCGTAACGGTTTTTCCCGTTTTCGGTGCGATTTGTCTTATCCGTTTGGTCGTGTCTCTTACTGGCATTATCGTTTGCCCCTGTTTGTTACGAAGAACGCGCGGATCGCTGCGAGTACGAGCGGTCCCGCTTTGCCCATAGCGTGGGCTATTTCGTTTGCTTCCGCACTCATCAGCCATTCGTAGAATTCTGATTCTGATTTCACTCCTGGTACCTGGAGCTGTTTTATTTCTGCGGCGTATTTCGCCTCCTTGTTTCTGAACGTGATGCCTTCGCGCATTTCGATCACGTTCCTCATCTCTTCCATGGTTTTGTTTGTTTGCATCTGAGCGAGCGCATCTTGCGATTGCTTCAGTTCTGCTGTTGTCATGTTGAGCGATTCTTGCGATGAGCTCGTGTTCGTTTCTTGTCTGATCTTTTCCGCTTGCGCTATTTGCAATGCGGTATTTGCGGCTATGTTTGCCGCTTGTTGCGCCCCCTGTTGCAGGGGCGCGTTTTCGTTTTGCATTGTTGCTACGTTTCCCGCCGGTGTACTGGCGGGTTTTCCCATTGCGAGTATCCGGTTTAATCCGGCCGCTTCCAGGTCTCTTGCGGCTCGCTGGTTTGCGGTGTTGCTCATCCGCTCTTGCCACTCGCGGTTCTCCCTGGCTATTTGCAGGTTTGCCGCGTTGGCGTCTTGCTGGCCGCTTTTGCCCAGCAAGCCTCCGAATATATTTCCTGCCGCTCCGATGCCTGCACTGGCGAGGATTGCGGTTGCCGGATCTAATGGCATTATTTTCTCCCGAGGCTTTGGGTTGGTTTGGCGTTTGTTTGTTTATCCTGCAGCTTTTTAATTGTCTGTCTCTCCCTGGTTTGATCGTCCCCGCCCGTAGGGAATAGAGGGGACTCCTTTCGCTGCCACTTATCCACAAATGCACATGGCACGTGCGCGTGATCTAACGCGCGCGCGTGGCCCTGTGTAGTTCGTGGGTAAGTTTCAGCGAAATTTCTTTTAGAAATGATCAATGTATCCAGGTACTGAGTAGACAGGCATAGGTCTAGCTGCCTTGATGTCTATCCATGCATCCATTATGAATTCCGGCTCTTCTTGTACTGCGATCGTTCTTGCGACCGGTGGCGTGTCCTCGATAAAGGTCGCGTTCAGGTTTGGCCTGGACGCGCCGAAGTCGAGGGCGTAGTGCCAGGCATCTAACGATGCCGCATCGCTTGATCGCATAATTCCCGTTATTTGACTCTGTGAGCTTCGATATTCTGCCCAGCGTTCCTGGTACCCCCAGATTTCTGCGTCGGCAGCTGTTCCGTCTGCGTATACCTCGCGGTTATAGACCGGCTGCTCGCCTAGGGCCTGCAAGGCCGGCCAATAGAAATCGTATTTTGTCGACCTTGACCAATGTCGGTCGACCTTTTGTTGGAAGTGCAGATCGGCTCGGACGTTTACCATTCCGATTATGTAGCCGTGCTCTACGAAGCTCTTTGTAAACCCGTGTCGGTTTACTATTCCCTGTCCGTAAGCTGACAGGTTTCCTTGTGGTGTTGGTGTGTAGTCCGTCGCTCCTGGTGAGCCGGACGTCTGCGGCACTGCGTTCATTTGTACCGGTGATTGTCCGGTTGCCAGCAGCTCGGGGCGCTGGAGCCGCGAATCGGGGCTTGTGACCCGGAAGTGGCTTTTTAGGATTTCTGTATAGCGTGTGCCGCCTCTCGCATCTCTTTCCTGGAGTTTCTGCATTTGAAATGCTTCTCTCCAGTCGTTAATCGTTGCTCCTGTCGCGCTCGTTAGGTCTGTTAATAGTTTTGTTGTGTTCCATCGAACGTCTGCTGTCCCGTTTGGTGCTCCAGCGAATTGGACCTCGCCCGTGCTTACCAGGGCCTGCATTGGTTCGTTTATGATTCCCGATCCGCCGGCGTCGAATGTCGGCGTGGCGTCGTCGGTTGCTACTACCGGCGCGCTTATTCCTATCGGTATTTCTACGCCTGGGCCCTTTTGGGGCCAGGGCAAGCTACTCGTTATGTAATTTTTCCGCTTGCCTCTGTTTTTTACGACGTAGTCTGTTTTTGTGTCTGGTCCGTCGTCTTTGTCGACGACCACTGAGTCTTGAAGGTTCTCATCCCTGAACCATTCGTTATAGATGAGGTTGTATCCTCGGAAGGGTAGGGCGTTTGGTCCTGCCAGCGTTAGTACGTCTGTCGGCAGGCCGAAGTAGTCGCCCAGGTCCCCTTCTGTGTACCCCGATCCGGGGTTCTGTTTTGGTAGGACGTAGTCCGTACTGTCTGTTGGATTATCCTGCTCCCCCATGAAGCGCTGCCAATTTGTCCAGGTCAACCGGTTCGGCACGTAAAACCAGAAACTGGTTAAGTGCAGGTTGTCCATTGTTGGGAATAATGGTGTCGCTAAGCGCACCAGTGCGGTCATTCGTAGGCGAAAACTGTCTCCTGGCAGCACTTCTATTGGCGGCAGCGGCACGAGCTTGCCGCTGTCGAATGTCGTTTTTAGCGGGAAGCTAAGGTCGAATGTCGACCGTTGAATATCTGCTTGTGGTGCTACTGAGTAGCGGTTTTGACTCGGTCGTTTAGGTACTCGCTTCGACATGGTAATCCTCTGCTTGCGCTAATTTTTGTATTGTTTCCGGCGCTACTTCGCCGGTGTCGTCGTCCCATGTTCCAACCCGGTAAAGGACAAAGTCCGACGGGTGTTTGTTGACGTTTGTTGTTTCGTCTTGTGCCAGGTCTCCGAATTGCCGCATGGCGGCCGCGTTTGTCGGTGCCGTAAAGGTCACGTTGTACGTTTCGGTCGCCTGGTCTCTTACGCTAAATAGTCCGTGTTTCATTTTCGAGGTTCCTTTGTAGTGTTTTGAGTTTTGCTTCTTGTACTTCTTCTCTCACGCGCAGTCGTTTTCGCGTGTTGTTTTCGTGGTGTTTTCTTGCTTCCCGTTTCCTGTTTTCTTTGATTGTTGCCAGGTCGAGCTCGTTGTGCTTTTCAAGCAGTTTGTCGTAGTACCTGGGTATTTGCTTCTTCTTGCCGTTGACAGTGATGTAATCGCTTGGGAAGCAATCGTCTTTATATTCTGTAAACCATGTCTGCCCGATGCCGGGCTTGAGTGACATGGTTGCGTATTCTGGTTGAAGTTCGACCTCGAGGTCGGTTGCCAGGATTCGCCAGTAATGTTCCTTTCCCTGGTCGCCTGTTTGTTTCTTGGTGACGTACCTGGCGCAGTATGCGGCGCTCTCCCATGTGACGGCCCCGACGGTTGAGAATCCGAAGGGCCATATTTTTTCCAGAAGTTCAGATGTGTACGTCCTGACTCCGTCCTTTTGCGACCATAGTGTTTTGTCCTCGAAGTCATAGCCGAATATCAGCGCATGGTAGTGCGGTCTCTGCAGTTTTTCCCCGTACTCTCCGCAATGGAAGTACCGTATTTTTTTCCTGGTTCGGTCCCTGAACCGTTTCATGAAGTCCTGAAAGTGTTTCTTGTTGAGACTTCCGTCCCACGGTAGGTGGTCGTTGTCGTAGGTGAGCGTTATGAAGCAGTTGTCCTCGTGCATGCTGCTTTCGTGTAGACATCTTGTAGCCCACATTTGCGATTTCGCTAGTCTGCATCCGATACATTGCCCGCAGGGGAGCTGTATCGACAATGGATGCGACCTCGATGGGCTGAATACGACCGCGCCCCCCGCGGGACTTTGCCAGGCGTTTAACGGTCGAAAGCATGGCATTCAGAGTCGCCATCCGCCTCGCTGCGGTGCTGATTTGTAGTTCTTTTTGTGCACTCGTTGTGCGCCTTTTCTGAACATTTTCTTGCTTCGTTTCTTGCCGAGTTTTTGCCTTCTACGCATATTTCCTTCTCCGTGTGGACCATTAATTGGCACCCTGAAAGCCCCACCATACATAGGCTCAGGGCACTTATCCACAGGTTATCCCTTGACAGCAATGTTAGGCTTGGCGGGATGGTTGGCTTCTTGCGATCCACCACC